TGTGCACGAAAAAAACGCAAAAAAGTGTCACAAATTCGTGCACGATTTTGTTCCATTTTTATTTTAGCACTCTGAGATTTTCAAAATCCACTAATGCGATTTCAAAAATGGAACAAAATTGTGCACGAAAAAAACGCAAAAAAGTGTCACAAATTCGTGCACGATTTTGTTCCATTTTTATTTTAGCACTCTGAGATTTTCAAAATCCACTAATGCGATTTCAAAAATGGAACAAAATTGTGCACGCAAAAAAGTGTCACAAATTCGTGCACAAATTTATTCCATTTTTGAAATCACATATTCATATTTTCAAAATCTCTTAGTGACAAAATAAAAATCGCACAAATGTGTGCACGAAAAAAACGCAAAAAAGTGACACAAATTCGTGCACGATTTTATTCCATTTTTATTTTTGCACTCTGAGATTTTCAAAATCCGATTAGGTGATTTCAAAAATGGAATAAAAGTGTGCACGAAAAAAACGCAAAAAAGTGTCACAAATGTGTGCACGATTTTATTCCATTTTTATTTTTGCACTCTGAGATTTTCAAAATCTGATTAGGTGATTTCAAAAATGGAACAAAATCGTGCACGAAAAAAACGCAACACTAGTGTGACACCCACACATTAGTGTGTGCACGATTTTGTTATATTTGTGCACACATTTAGAGTGTGAGTGATTTTTGTAAACAAATTATATATATCGTATATATAAGTTACTCGGTCTATTAGACAGTATAAATATGCGTCAGAGTGTATTGTATAAAATAAATAAAAACAGTCAAAGAGCGTTGCTGAATATATTCAAGGCCCCGTCGATAGATGATTTACATATCATTTTAAAATCGTTGGAAGTATTTACTAAACCGCAATTAGATCACATATATAAGCAACTCTATTATACAAGATTTTCTAGAAGTAAAGCCGTGAATTTAAATAAACTGGCGGTGATAGAGAATATCAGATTCTTTTTTAACAAGCACCCGGCTTATATTGACGATTTGATGAAATATAGATCATATTTTGTAAAAGATTTGCGCACAGAGTTTAAAAAAGTATGCGGTGGCCAACATAAAAAGGATATGATTAAAAATGATCTGATATTAAATATCCTAGAGTGTAAAAACGCGGATAGACTAGAAAAAGTAGAAAAACGTCTAGAAAATGCTGGGGATAGTAACGCCAACGAATTGGTAGAATTAAAAAAGGAATATATTGCGTTAAAATCGATCAATGATAATTTGGCAATGGAATTCGAGATGTTGAAAAAGGATTATAAGATTTTACAGGATCAACAATCGCAAGGGTTGCTAAAAATAGAACAACTCAAACGGAAAACGGCTGGAAAGGATACATTTTGCGAACAGAGATCTAGATATATCCAGTCAGAGTATGTGATATGGGAAGATTTGAAAAGATTGTTGAATGAATATCAGCAAAATATCAAGCAAGTAAGGGCTTTGGCTGGATCTAATAGGGTAATGGTGTGCAACGATTCAGGCAGGGTAAATCCAAAATGTGAGAAAAAGGTTGAAGAAATATACAACCGGATTTATGGCGATAACGGGGTAGAAGTGCGATTATTAAATGCTTTGTTAGAGTATAAACGAGATTGTTATGATAAAGATAACAAAAAGGTTCAAGCGGCTATAGATGAGATAGTAGATGCGATTGGATCATTCCGGTTTGCGGTCAATAACTTTTTCTTCCAAATGTTTTCTTATTAACGCCTAGATTTACCGTATTTATTCATCAATACGTTATATTTACTTTTGAGGCCGATTTTATCCTCACGTTTTTCATTAGCGACGGGATTTTTAGGGATCCATGATTGGGCCCATAGATGAACACCATAGGTAAATGACTGGAAATGTCGTTTTTTGACTTCTCGCAACCGTTCATCGGTAGTGATACTAGTCATTTTGGCCTCGTCGTAGGAGATTGGGTAAAAGCAGTCAATAGGTAGGTTAATCCGGTAAGAATCGAGAACATCATCGGAAAAGCAAGAATGGAAAAAGGTGGGTCCGACAAGGGCGGCTTTGTGCCAGTATTCTTTGTTACGGATGTCAAAAGAGAAATCCCGCGAGGAGGCCCGTTTAAGAATAGGATTTCTAGGTGTGGTGGCGATGAACCCACGACTACAGCTTGTTCTAGAATAATTCTCATTACAGGTTACTAGGAGGTGCTTGGTACTAGAGCACATTCCGGCAAACATTTTCTCGCAAATGCCGATGATATCGTCCAAATTTTTCAAACAATACATGTCGGTGTCGAGGTCAATCCCGCCATAGTGTTCCAAGATTTCGTATCGGATTATATCGGCCTTTTGCGCGTATTCCTCGAATTGATTGAGCTGGTGCTTGCATCTCAAACTGTCGATATCATCATTCCCCCAGACTCTAATTTCATAATCTGGATGAAGGTTTTTGGCTTGTTGGATACATTCTTTGACAAATCCCGGCAATGGTTTATTACCGATCCATACAAAGTGAATAAGCCGGGGAATGATTTTGCGCGCTCCAGGCAATTCTACATAACGTTCTAGATCATTAAAAGTGGCTTCATGCAAGGCCTTTTTGGTAATATCCCGGATAGCGCCATTAGACCGGCCGGCATTTTCAAAGGAATATATCGAGAAATCCAGGCGGAGTGGTTCGACGCCATCGACAGAAGGTACTCCACGTGAGCGTTTGAGTTCAGTGTATATCTTGTGGTCTTCTTTGTCGCGCGAATCAATCAGATCGGCACGGGTATTAAATTCCTGAATAGAAGTCCGTTTAATTTCGAAGAATAGGGGTTGTTTATAGTAGAGTTTTTGGCCTTCGGCTACAGAATATTCCCACATCTGATTTTCTTTCCATTTAAATCCATACAATTTGGAAAACACCCGGAATTCGTCATAATGTGAATCGATTTTCTTGTAGTATTGATTGCGATGTTCGAATAGGGTAATGCCGGTAAACCACAGTGAAAAGTGATCATTCCGGGTATGTAGACTATATTTATTGATCATTTGTAAAAGGAAACTTGGCTGTGCGATAAAATCGGCATCCCATTTGACGATGTTGTAGCGGGTGGCTTTGCTTAGACACCAATTATAAAACGTGGCCAAAGTCCGTTTGGATTTGTCCCCGCCAATCACATTCCGGCCTATTTTGCAGACTTCATAGGGATACGAATAGACTTTTACAGGATATATGGCCGTCCATCGTTGGGCCTTATATAAGGTCTTGTCGGTGCTGTTATTATCCACGAAAATGATTTCGATATTGGGCAAGTCTTTTACGGATTTAATCAAAGATCCTAGACATACATCGACATTCTTTTCTTCATTCTTGGCGCGGATGATAAACGACAATCCTGGTTTAAGATTGTGCAACATCTCGGCCTCGATGGTCTTGTGCATATTATTTGTGTGCTTTAATAGCTGAGCCACACTATTTGATTTAAACTCACACTTTAAACACTTTATCAGACGTTTGCTCATACTTTAACGCTTGAGTCCAAGAGTAATTTAATATAGCAGACTATATTAAATTAAAATTAATAACGATATGGTCTAGATTCGGGCACTTCATAGGCCATCGAACCTACAGATCCGTAATCACTAGCCGAGTTTAATCCGGTTCTCTTTCGGAGATACATATAAGCATTTTCGGCATTTTTGAAACGTTGCTGTTTTAATACCTCGGTTTCATTTTGCATAATTTTGGAAATTAGGTCATTCTTTTTAAGCTTGTTCCATCTTTCTATTTTGAGGTCTTTGGCAATATTCCGTAGAGTCTTTACATCTAATTGCGAATAATTGAAATATTGCGTTTTCAAAAGTTTGGTCGGGTCAAAATCTAGACAAACATCAATATCTTGATTTTGGGAATGAGTCAGGCGATAATTGACTACACATCCCGACTTGTTTTGAGGTCTGGGCACATATTTAGGAGAGTTTTGAGGGACTTTGGGGAGATGTTCCAACTCCCGCAAGGTCTTCATCCTTACTGCATTCAATTTGGCACAGACTTTCATACCTTCATAACGGCCTGTTTTAATTTCACTAATTGTGTATTCAGGATCTTTACAAGATAGACCTGTATCAGTTACATGTGGTACATATTTTGGATCTTTCATACGTGTAGAGTATATTTATAACTATAATATAGCGATAGATAATAATAACATGAAAAACTACTTGGTTGTATACAAATACATAAAATATATCACTCACACTCACTTCACACTCATTCGCTAAGCTCGTATGACATCAACTAAAGAAATCGATAATATTGCAAATCAACTCGAGGAATTCGGGAAAACTTTAAATAATGTAAAATGTTTATCCAATGACACTAATGTTGTTACTGGTTTATATGATGTAGATCAAAGTGTTTTAGAACCGTTTTTGGAAATCGAAAAGATAGTAACTAAATTAGATACTGGATGTCTATTGAATGATTTTAGATTGAAAGAAGCTCATAATCATCGTATTGGAATTTCATGTGGAATTTTGTTGGGGCATATTACAGAGTGTGTAAAGTTATTGAATGAAATTAGTAATGTCCCGATGACATATCGCCATAAATTCACATCAAAATCTGGTACAGAATATTGTACTGATAAGACTCTTAATGAGAATCTAAAAATTTACGAATATCGTTTCAATACAGGTCTAATTAATGTAACAAATGACATAAATATCATCACCAAATTCATAAGAGATGAAGATTGCAAATTGCCTGCAGATCTATTGCGAAAGATCACTCAACCTCAAAACACAAAACCACCGGATCATATGTTTATGTAGGCTACTTTTAAAAAAGTAGGTCAAAACGAGTCAAAACTACTTTTAGAATAAGTATATTTATATGTATAAATATTTATACTATCAAAGTAAATCAAATATGAATCAACCTCCAAAAAGTGATGTTGTATATGTAATAAGGCCCAAGAAAGGGTTGTTTGTAAATAAGAGGGCTGATGTTATGAGACAATTAAGATATATTAATGGGTTGAGTTGCAAACCGTATGTAATTGTAATTATAGGGCTAAAATTCTTTTCAATCGCAGGAGTAGGGCAATTACAAGAAGCCATGGATGATCAATACAAATATATCTACAGCAAGCCAGGAAATGATGGGAATTATTATGTACTATCGCAATATCAAATCAAAGATGCGGATCATATATATATTCCACATGTCATAAAGAGAAAACGCTTCCCACGTATTAAAAATAATAAAATAGGGGTATCCACTACAGATGATCAGACATATACTGGGCAATTTATTTATAATGTTCCAAAAGGTCCGTCAAATAAAATAGAAATAAAGGATGGTTATTTGATAATACTAGAAATATCAATGGACCCCACACAAACTTCATTGATATTAGTGGTAAGTGACCAAATGCCTGTATTAAAAGAAACCGTTAGCAAACCAAAACTCCCATTATTCATATCAGATAAATTACAATCAGTGATAGAATCATTCAAGAATTTGTGCTATTATCAGAATAATATTCGAATATATGCTAATGATATATATTTAGATTTGTAAGACTAAAGTATACTTTAGTTTTATACACTGTGAGCATCATCATTTTGAGTAGGATCTTCTGCATTTTTACTGGCTTCGCGGGCTAAAGTCATCATATCGGCCAGATTGTTGGCATATTTGTGAGAGGCCACACTTTTACGCCGGACAGGATATGCAGGAGATTCGTGGAATTCGGCGATATTTATGCGGACATCATCTGGATGATATTGATAATTTTTTAACCGTCGCCACCATCGTTGGATTTTGGTCACTGCGTTTTTACGTTGCATTCGGCTTTTATCAATTTCAAACCGGATATGTTTGACGTCAATGTCTACATCTGCATCATTTAGTTGTTTGATATCAGTACGATAGGTGGGATGTTTTAGAATTGATATAGGGGATGATTTATAAGTTCCCACATTTCTGGTTTGAGGCGGAGATTGGTCACTATTTTCCTTTTTCTTGGTGTAAAACTTTTGTTCAACCTTGCTAGGAATAGGGTCGGCATTGGCGGCAGTATCATCCAATTTTTCGCGGATTTTGTTAATAAATGTGATGCCACGTTCGCGATCATTTCTAGACATCGATAGCTGAGCACCGATTGCATTACTTATGGAATAATATGCATCTGCTGTTACTTTATGTTTTGAGGATCGTTCTTCATAATTAAACAATTGTTTTATCTTTTCCCAGCCAATTACAATCGCACTTAAAATACCTGAGATAATAAGGGCATCATCTACATTAATGTGATCTTTGATCATAGACAACACAGTGATGACTGTACTAATTATAATGTGAGGCATTGTTAAAAATTTATTCAATGCAGAGAACCATCTAGCGGTTTCCTTGTGCTTTGCCATATCCAACAAGGCGGTTTCGCCCCAATTTTTAAGAATGATTTCTTCTTTATCAGTCCATCCGTTGTCCTTTGAGGTCGGCATATATATATTATACTAACGTAACTCCTTACAGTAGTTACGTTATACACTCGTAATAAAGTTAAATATATTTACCTGGTTTATTGGTAAGACATTCAAAATCGATCGTATGATTAATGGACATACTATTACTTTATTGAGGCATGCGTGTGTATTAGATGAACATGCAACCACAAAAGATGTGGGGTTATCTGATATAGGTATACAACAAACCAAATCCTTAGATGGACATTATCAGTTGGTTCTGTGTAGTAAATTAAAGCGAGCAGTACAAACCCTACAGTATAGCAATATAACGTATGATAAAATCATATACACGCAACTGTTAAGAGAACACATGCTAGATAAAATGGATTTGTTTGAGACAGAAGATGAAAGTTTTCTGGAAACGCCAGAAACAGATCAAGAGTTACTTTTCCGCATAGGCAGATTAAAGAAATTGTTGAGAGATTTATTAAACGGTCTAAAAACGCCAATTAATGTTTTATTAGTTGGACATTCGGATTTCTTTTATAATGCGACTTTGAGAAAAGTAGATGTAGGTAGAGGTCAAATAGAGGAATTCGGTAGGTGGTTATGTTATGCGGAACAATTAAAGTTAGTAAGTGAAGTAGACTCCCCTGAAGGGGTATATGATCTAAACACATTTCTGGAAAACTAGGATTTTGAATCCTTTGAACGTGAGTTCGTGCTTCATAATATTGTTGTTTTTCAAAAAATTGGAATTGATACTAGTGCAATTAGCCCGTAGAGGGATTTTAATAGCCACCAAATTCGTGTAATTTAATATATATAGCACCAAAGTGATGCCATACATATTAAACTGTTTGTAGCCTATGTTTTCAAATGTAAAATAATTGGTGGAGGACACCTTTTCATTAAACCAGGGTGGGTCCATGAAAACTAGATCATATCGTTGGAGTTCGTTTTGCTTGAAAAAATCTTTGACATTGACATTATGAAATGTTATTTTATCCATTTGTTCCTGAGACAATACCGTTTTGCAATTGGATTTGGCCAATTCAAGACGGTCTAGATTGTATTCAACTGTAGATACTAGGTCGAAGACCTTGCTAAACTCAAATAAATTGCCACCGATACCGGTGCCTATTTCTAACATATTATAAGGGGTGTTGTTGTATTTGTTGACAAGGGCCTTTAAAATAATCGCGATCTTTGCTGCGAATCTTGCTGGTGTAATTGAAAACAGACCTTCTTCGTCTGTTTTAATTCCCGTCTTATCCCATTCTGGATACAAATCGTCGCGATTATGCCAGTATTTATCTATTTTAGATTTCTTCATACGACCGAAGGGTGTTAACGAGTGAGTACCGTAGGGAGTAGGGAACTACTAAAAGGGAGTACATATAATGTATGTATATTATATGTATACCTAGGTATTTTTTACTTTACTTTTAGTTATGTTTTAACAAGGGGATCACTTTATCAGTGAAATAGTCTCGGAGCTTTTTGTATTTTTCCCAGTCAGTGTCGAGTTGATTGAGATATTTTACGAGGGAAAACACCTTGAATTCGCGCATACTGTTAGTGTTTTCTTGGTCAGTGTTGGAAGGAGGTACATAATCGTCATACTGGGCGGCTTGTTCGGCGTTAAGTAGCATAACCACATCTTTGGAATCAGGTAGCACCCCAGGTAAAAATGTTCCATCAAGATCAACTGTAGGAAGTTCTACTTGATCGGGTAGCAACTTTCCAGGATATTTGGCCACCACACGTTTAAGTGAATTGTCTAGAAGATTGCTAAGGAAATCAGAAAGACGGGCTCCAACATCAACTACAGGGTAATCGGGATCGATGTATTGGGAAAAGTTGAGGTGGTAAGAATCGGATATACCGGACTTTTGGATTGGTGTATACAGTCTAGTCTTTTGAATCGTTTTCATACCAGTCCAAGAGTTTACTTTAGTTTTGCAAGTGTCTTCAGTAAATGTCGGGTGACTATAACTCATAGATGCACCACCTGTGCGATAGACGCCATCTTCAAGTACAGATTTCCCATAACTAAATTTGAGGGCCGGATCCGCGTGGATTACTAACAGCAACTTATTATGATAACCCCACGGAATATCATAAAGCGCGACATCAGTGAATCCATTAACAGTGATCTTGGATAATGTTTTGATGTATTTGATCAACAACGATTTGACTTGTTCACGATGAGATATGTGAGCCATGTAGCGTTGATTTTCAAGTTGCTCGGCATATTCGGGAGTAATGATAAAATCCTGCACATAAGGCATAACCTTGTTGACCAAGGATTTGTTGTATCTTTTGACTTTTCTCTTTTGTTTTTCAGTCATTTCTTTGTTGATCTTTAGCTTGACAATCCTGTTATTCTTGGGCATACTTTCACGAATGTTTGTCTTGAATGTGTCCAGCTTTAGTTTGCCATCATCGAATACGGTTTTCACAGCCAAGTCGGTCGGATTTTCTGATGAATATTCATTCAACGCCTGGCGGATCTGATGCGTTACTTGATTAAGATCATATCTATAATCTTCGTTGTGAATAAATAAATACATCTCATCATCATCTAAACCACCGTAATTCTTATATTTCTGGACACGACACCATTCCATCATTTGCTTCCGGGTGATTTTTGATCTAGGGATTTGTAGGATACCCGATCTAGAGTTCGAAGTTTCATCCAAATCATTGACGTACATTTCATAACATTCCTTTCTTAATTTTTTCTTTAATTTGTTCTTGAATTCAATTATATCATCAGACTGGATGTCGTCATTAGGTTTAAAAATATTATATGGGTTTTCATCCCACGTACCATGATATATTCTTGTACCAGTCGGGTCTATGACGCCTAAAACTTGGGCAGATCTTGGGGGTATACATCTGGCCATACTGAACGAAGTGAAGAGTAAGGAGTTCTAGTAGCGAGTGAAGTAGCGAACGACTGTAAGGAGTTAGCGAGTACTAAGTGAATTAATTAGTAAAAGTTATGAGCTCAAGTAATTATTACTGGATTTTTATTGAGTTTCAGCATCTCCACCGAGGACATAATAGAGAACAAATAAACCAATTACAGCACCTACAATAATGAGAATAGTCAAAAAGTCCAAAGTAAACCCAGTTTTCTTAGCGGTAGCAGTCTGATCTAGTTTGGAGGTAATATCATTGGCGGTTTCTTGTTTGCATGCCAATTTCTGATTAGAATTTTGGGCAATTATAAACTCACCGTCATCAGTACAACTAACATTTTTGGCAACCGCAATTTGTTCATTAGCATTGGCACATTGATTTTCAATAAGAGTACTTAGTTGTTCTTCGAATTCATTTCTAGAAACAGTATCGGAATTTTTAAAAGAACCTCCACCAAACGGTACAAGTGCTTCCAGACCGTCTTTGGTTTCAGATGTAGCATTTTGAATAGCTTCGGCTAATACTTTGTTGGTAGTTTTAAACATAACATCAGCATCAATTACAGAAGTCTGGCTAATACCTACTTTACATCTACCGCTAATATTAACATCGCCTAATTCTACAGATTGTTTTGAGGCAACTGTGGCATTATTACGCACTTCCGAATCAATTTGGCGTCTTACTTTATTTGTGGCTTCAACAGATGATGTTTGTCCCATATTTTAGTATTATTTTAATATTACTACGTTATATTATATCCGAATATAATATTACTAAAATAAATGGCCATTTAAGAATATCCGTTGACCTTTTTGTCCTTTTCAGTTTCGACAACAATAGCCTCTTCTTGTACAAATTCTCCATTATCATCTAAGACTAGATCTAATTCGGAATAATCACTGATTTCTTCTATCTGGATAATTTCGTCGCCATTCTCCAAAACAACTGAATTACGATCGATTTGTTCATCATTGCCGATGCTATAATATTCCTTGCACCTATTAATCAATTCTGGTTTTGTTCCACGGTGATCCAACCCTTCCTTTTTCAACCACTCGGTTAATTCCTTGATAACCATCTTGTCAAAATTTGGCGGCGGATCTTTAGGCGCGTCCTTCGGAACGTCTGACGAAACTTCCTTTGGCGTTTCTTTCGGCGTTTCTTTCGGCACTAAACGACCTTTACCTTTATCCTTTTTCTTCTTAGAAGACTTTTTCTTTTTAGGTTCTTCTTTTTTCTCCACGGGTTTTACCGTTTCCACTACATCAACAACGTCATCAACGGGTTTTACCGTTTCAACGACGTCCACGGTTTCAACAGGCCCGTTGTCAACGGTTTCAACAGGCCCGTCGTCAACGATTTCCACAACATCGTCGTCAACTGCGTCATCCACCTTTTCTGGGACTTCTTCTTTCTTAACGTCGTCAACGATTTCTACTACGTTGTCGTCAGCGTCGTCCACTGTTTCCACCGCAGTTTCCACATCTTCTTTGTTTTTAACGACGTCCACTGGAGTAACTTCGGTTGTCTCTTTGACCTCGGTACTGTCTACGACAGTTTCCGGTTTGACCTCGGTATCGCCAGCGCCGGGTTTCGGCACCAAGACTTCATCTGTTTCTTTAATTTTGCCGGTTTTGACTTTCCATAGATATTTGGCCTCGACCTTGAGCTGATCAACGCTAAGTTCAGGCTTGAGTTTCTTGAGTTCCTTCATCTTTGCTTTGATGAATTTGACCCGTTCTGATTCGGGTTTGGTTTTGGCATCTTCCATCTTTTTCATATGTTGGAGTTCATCGTTTACAACTAGGCGGTTGATAACATCGGCCTTTTTGCCGGATTTCACTAGACCTCTTCGGCCACATTCTGCGCGTAATGCGGTGAGGTTTTGGGAATTGTATCGGTTTTCACTTATGGTTTTAACGGCGGCCACCTTGTCACTAGGCTTTAGGCTGGCATTGCTAGTTGCCGACATTGTTTCTAGTTTGTTTAGTTCAGCTTGCTTTTCATAATATTCGGTAATTAACTTGATGAATTCTGGTTTTTTGGGTGCCTTTGGCAATTTTATCTTGAGAGCCGTGCAGTGACGTCTCAGTTCGATAAATGAATATGATTCGTATTCTTTTTGTGTTAATAGTTTGTCTGGGATGGCCGATTCGCTGATTGAAACGATCGACGCGACCGAAATTGATCCTGCTGATGTAGTGGATACGTTTACAGACTTAACTTGATCGGCATCCAACCCGAAATCTTTGTATACTTGAGTTTTATCTAATTTATACAGGTCTATGGCTCTATCTAGAATTTGCTTGGACATTCCCATATAAACCCCACAAGCATCTCTAGCTAACGAGTTACACCATTCTACAAGATTATTTACACTCATATGACGTTTATTATGATTATTTACAGTATTATATTATATATGATACTATAAAATATACATCGCCAAATAAATTTAAGCTACTTTTTCTACTTTTTAGGAAAAAGTAGATGAAAAGTCAAAAACGATAAAACCTAATTTTCTATGAATTTGTTGTACATATCTTGAAATACTTTTTCAAGTCTCTCAAGATTTTTAGGAGTCTTATTCATAGTTATCCAAAAATAGTCTGCAGTCGGTCTAAAATAACATTCATCATGTGGTATACATCTACATTCCCCCCTTTCTACTTTACCTGGACATTCTCGTCCATAAACATATTTGCTGTGTAGTTCGAAACCTTCTTCATTAAAAATCTCTTTTGCTAATTGTACATCACACCTGTTAATACAATTATTATGCAAACGTTGTTGAAACTTATAGTTTCTTTGAGTTTTTGCATTTTGAAACCACGTATCTATATACTTCTTAGCAATTTGCCGAATATTATCATTAGACGTTCTAGAATCTATAACCGATTGTATTTCGGCAATCAATTTTTTAGCTACATTTGCAGAATTCTCGTCATGTTCTGGTAAACCAGATTGTATTGTCTTAATCAAACCTTTAAGATCTTCTGTGGGAGTATCATTGTAATGTGTCATAACCGGTTAAAGGTATTAATTTATATTAAACCCTAAGGTTTTTAATGTTTAAATAGTTTGGATACTTTTAAGTTTACTTTTTAAGTTTACTTAACAATCCAGAGCTAAGTGCAAACTTTTTAGGTGTAGAAAAATCACGACGTTGTTGTGTAGAAAAATCTCGGCGTGTAGAAAAATCACGACGTTGTTGTGTAGTAGAATCACGGTGTTGATAAGTGGTACGTGGTCGAGGGGGAGACGAACGTTTAGGAGATCTAAACGCGGTACGTTGTTTAGGGATTTCGGCACGAGTTTTGTTGGAATAAATCTCGTTGACTATGTGTTTGGACATGCTAATACACATAGCCTCGGATGGATCATATTGCAACTCGTCCAGGATATAATTCTTGGCGGCGTCTTGTTCGGCACGTTTCTTAGAAGTGCCTTTACCGGTGGCCATTTCTTCGCCGTCGATTAATAAAGTGATAGTATACACGGGAGAATTGGTAGAACCATCTTGAGAATCCACTCGATACTCGACAGAGAATTTGTTTTGATGTGTATAAGTATTCACTCGGTTTTTCCAATTGAATTTGGATTTGAGTTGCTGATTGATCACATCCAGATTTTGATGAATCATCTTGAGTACAAAAGTACGGGCAAATAACATACCCTTATCCAGGTAAATAGCGCCGAGGAAGGCCTCGAATACATCGGCCAGGAGATTGTCCAGTTCCATCTTTTTGGTGGTTTTGCACAACTTAACATACGGGACTAGGCCAAGTAGTTGAGTGTAAAGACATGCGGCTTCATTGTCGATCAACACGATCTTCATATTGGTCATGAATCCCTCATCTTTGTAGGGATATTGCGAGAATAGGAAATAAACCATGCTATTCAGTAGCACCGAATCCCCTAGGAATTCTAGGCGTTCATTGGATACGAATTCCTTTCCCGATTCTTTCACAGTTTTCATCATGGATCGATGCATAAGACTTTCTTTGTATAATTCTAGGTTTCCGGGTTCCTCACCTAGGATGTGTGTGACTACTTTGTATAATTCTTCATCGGGGTAAGAATCTTTGATATTGTACCTGGTGTTATCAAGAAACCACCTGATACCGTTGATGGATTTTCGGAATATCTTTTGCAATTCTTCTTCTAATTCTTCTGGGTCTCCTTCGAAGGAATCTAGGAATTTTTGGCGATAAGTCACAAAACTCGGCATCTCACTAACTTTTTGTACTAGCATATCATTGGGATAACCTTTAAGAATCCACTCGGTGATTATCTTTTCGTCTTCCGGGGTATAAATATCATCTGGATTTTTTTCAATCTTTGTTTTTAACAATTCGTCTACGCCAGATACATCCAGACCTTTGGATTTAATATATTCTTTCTCTTCGGAGGTCCATTCTCTAAGCGATTCTTTAGAATCGGTAGCATCAACACAGTGCTTTTTAATGTTTTGCAAGTTACACTTTCTAGAATTGTCTAGAAAGAAGGTCACTGCGTCTTCTAGAGTAGAGAAAGAATGCGTAGTCAAGTTTTGTGAAAGCTTGTTGTATACTATTACTGAATACATACCTACAAGATTTTAGGGTTTTAGGGTTACGAAGTATATACGGATATATATATATCCGTATATATAACTACAAGTAAATATTACTAGTTCACTAGTCTCTCATCAAAGCATATATAGATTTCTTGAGCGATTGTTGTACACTCGATTTGTGTACTGACTGAGTGTCTGTGTATTGTGGTCCTCTTGCCCTAACATTTCGCAATCTATTAATTAGATTTTGAACATTCGCAGGAATATATTCAAATTCATTACCATCAATATAAAACTGACGTAAATGCCTTAATTCACAAATTTCAGGAGGAAGTGTTTGCAATTTATTATGACTCACACTCAATTCCGTTAAACTTTTCAATTCGCCAATTTCAGGAGGAAGTGTTTGCAAGTCGTTAGAGTGGACATACAAATGCGTTAAATTTTTCAAAGCGCCAATTTTCGGATGAAGTGTTTGCAAGTTATTATAAGACACATACAAATGCGTTAAATTTTTCAAATCACCAATTTCAGGAGGAAGTGTTTGCAAGTAATTATCAGACACATCCAAATACGTTAAACTTTGCAAAGCACCAATTTCCCGAGGAAGTGTTTGCAACTCGTTAAAGTGAACATACATATAAGTTAAACTTTTCAAAGCACCAATTTCAGGAGGCAGTGTTTGCAACTCGTTAGAGTTAACATACAAATGCGTTAAACTTTTCAAAGAACCAATTTCCGGAGGAAGTGTTTGCAAGTTATTACTAGAGATGTTCAATCCGATTATATTATTTTTATCTGCCGAGTCAATGAATTCCTTTAGAGTGCGACCCCTCCAAACAGTCCAATTAGATACTCCATCTATTTTATAAGTAACTTTCATAATATCTGAGGTACAGTATACTGTGTATATATACACTTTAACTCGGGTAAAATTTACCACTTTAATCGTTAATGGTTGCATAAAGACCACCTATAGCAAACACACTAAGAAGATTAAGAATTACAAATGTCCAACCAGTTATAACACAAGCTGTGAAATAGTTGTACACCACTTCATAAGTTTGTGTACAACTTAATCCTAAACTTAATACTACCGTTATATAAACTAAATACATAATATATATGACACTGCATATAACAGTAATGTTAGATGCACGTTTTTGAGTTACATCGGTTTTACTAACAGCGGTGCGGCCACCTTTTTCTAAATCAGTTAATTCACGATCATCATTATTCCAATAAACTCCACAACCCATATAAGTCAAATATCCATTATTAACACCGTTGTCTTCATTTATTACAACATCTCCTTTAAAACAAACTGATAAAACTATTAATTGGGCCAAAGTATAAAATAAACTAGAAAACCAAATAAGAGGGCACTGAAAGATAGCACTAGAATCTTTAACAAGTGCATAAAGTCCTCCAATAAACATACCTAATAAATTCAGTATATTTAGTCCTGTGACTAATATTTGTAGAACAACGGGTAAGACTGCAGACATGTTTTTAAAAGTAGCGTAAATTTACTTGAGGTGATAGGTATATGTATACGTAATACGTATATTTATAAGTAAATTAAACACTAAAGTATGGTCAAACCTAAAGCACAGCCAAAACAGATTGAAGATATATATCAGAAAAAGGAATTAAAGAATCATATCTTGACCAGGCCGGATTCTTATGTGGGGTCTATTGAAAAGGGTGAGTTTGAAAGGCACATCCTTAATGCAGATCGCACAGAAATGATTTTGAAAAAATTAAAATATGTGCCAGGATTGTACAAAATATTTGATGAAATTATAGTAAATGCTATAGATCATTCGGTAGATCCTGAAAACAACGTGACGTATATCAAAGTTGATATAGATCAGCTCAATAATACGATCACGGTGAAAAATGACGGAAAGGGACTACCGTTGTCCAGAAAGCATAACCAATACGACGTCTATGTACCGGAATTGATTTTCGGAACTTTATTGACTAGTGCCAATTATAATGATCAAGAAAAGCGTGTAAAAGGTGGCCGAAATGGTTATGGTGCCAAACTAACGAACATTTTTTCAAATGAATTCGAGGTGGAAACTGTAGATGACGAATCGAACAAAAAGTTCAAGATTACCTGGACAAACAACATGAGTGAAAAGTCGGGTGAAAAGCTGACCTCTTACCACAGCAAGTCATATACCCAGATAAAGTTCAAGCCGGATTTATCCAAGTTTGGCATGAGCAAGATGGAAGACGACATTTACGAGCTCTTTGTAAAGCGTGTATATGATGCAGCGGCGTGTACCAATGATAAGGTCAAGGTATATCTCAACGGTGAGATGATCAAAATCAAAACTTTTGAGAAATACGTGGATTTGTATATTGGTACTAAAAGTGAGCACAAACGGCATTTCGAAAAGTTGAATGACCGGTGGGAAGTGGCCATTGCGTTGAACGACAATGACATGTTTGAACAAGTATCGTTCGTAAATGGCATCAACACTCCCAAAGCCGGTACTCATGTCAAGAATTTCGTAGATGACAAGCTAGTGCCTAAATTACTAAAAAAATTGAAAGAAAAGCCTAAATTCAAGGATCTGAATATCAAGAATGACCAGATTAAGCGTCAGCTCAAGGTATTTGTCAAGTGTTTGATCGAGAATCCGACATTTGACGGCCAGGTCAAAGAGCAACTCACGCTAAAGGTCAAGGATTTCGGCAGTACATGCGATTTCAGTGATGAACTGGTTGAAAAGGTTATCAAACTTGGGTTAACTAAAAACGTCGAATTGATTGTCAGCCACCAAGATAAAAAGCAATTAACAGCAAGCGATGGAAAGAATACTGATAGATTTTCGATCAAAAGTATTAAAAAGTTGGATGACGCGAATGATGCAGGTAAAAAGGTAAAATCGGATAAAGATGAAGATGTGTGTTGGCTGATGCTGACAGAGGGTGATTCGGCCAAGACATTCGCAATCAGTGGATTAAGTGTGATCGGTCGAAACAAATATGGTGTATTCCCATTAAAGGGTAAGCCGTTGAATGTCAGAGAAGCTACCAAGAAACAGCTAGCAGAGAATGAAGAGATTTCTAATATTATCAAGATCATTGGCCTAAAACGTGGACAACCAGCCGTAA